GTAGTACAACAATATCTGGAAGTGTTTTAATTGCTACTTCTAGTATTGTTCAAAATAATAACCTTCCCGCTATACTTTCTTATAACACATCTTCGGGAATAATAGCCTATACTACAGGTAGTTTAGGTGGAGGTGGTGGTAGTGGAGGTCCATTTGTAGAAACTGGATCCTTTTATGCTACTTCAAATAATATCCAAATAACAGGATCATTAAGTGCTACTTCTATTACAGAAACCTCAGCATTAAGATATAAAAAGGATATTGAAGTTATGGATAGTCAATTAGATATTATCTATAGTTTAAGACCGGTTGATTTTACTTGGAAAGAAAGTAATGAAGAAGATAAAGGATTTATTGCTGAAGAAGTACAATTATTATACCCAGAATTTGTAACATTAAATGATGATGGTACTACTCAAGGTATAAAATATAGTAAATTAGTATCTGTATTAGTTAAGAGTGTTCAAGAATTAAAAGATGAAATAGAGATACTTAAGACACAAGTAAATGGCTAAAAATGTTAGAATAGTACCTGCATCAGGTTCTATCTTCTTTACAGCAGACAACTTTGATGTTACAGGTTCAATTAGATTACAAACAGTAGGCAGTACAGAAGATGTACAATTTATAGATGGTAAAACTAATGAATCTATAATTTTGATCCATAAAGATGCTGCTAGAGTAGGTATAGGATTAACATCCGCATCTGCTAAATTAGAAATTTCTTCCTCTGTAAATGAAACACCTTTCATAGTTAGCACCCCTAGTAGTAGTTTAAAAATAAATAAAGAAGGTATTTTAGAAATATCTGAATATAATGGAATAGCTACTCCTATTGATGGAGGTTTAATATATAGTGCATCACAGTTTTTTGTTGGAATTTAAATATTTATTAATATAATCAAATTATAGGATATGCCAAGTTGGAAAAAAGTAATTGTTTCAGGATCTAATGCTGAACTAAATAATTTAAGTGTAGCAAAAGCCTCAGGTTCTTTTTCAGGTTCATATCAAGGTGATGGTTCTAATTTAACTGCAGTTACTGCAATTTCATCATCTACATCAATATTAGCACAAACAGCATCAGTTGCTACAAGAGCTAATGCTTTGGCACCTACAGTCACAGCAACTTCAGCTTCAACAGCTGTTAATGCTCAAACAGCCTCTGTTGCACTTAGAGCAAATGCTTTAGCACCAACTGTAACTGCTACTTCAGCTTCTGTAGCTGCAAGGGCTACAACATTAAGTGCTGACGCAACAGCTTCTTTTGCTAATATTTCTACATTATCTAGAGCAGGTTCAGGTTCATTTAGTGGTTCATTCCAAGGTGATGGTTCAGATTTAACAGGAATCGCTACAACTTTAACAATAGATGCTGATTCAGGTGGTACATCAACAGTAAATTTACAAACTCAAACATTTGATATTGCAGGTACTAGTAATGAAATAGAAACTACTGTATCAGGTCAAACAGTAACAATAGGATTACCTAATGATGTAACAATAGGTCAAGATGTAACAATTACTAGAGATGCTATAATTAATAGAAACTTAACAGTTCAAGGTACTGCTTCTTTCCAAAACACAACAGATTTGGATATTGCAGATAGGTTTATTAGATTAGCATCTGGTTCAAATGCAGTAGGAGAAGGTGGTTTTGTAGTACAACAGGGTTCTAATGGTAGAGGTGTAGTATTTGCTTATGATGTTAATACTTTAAGATTTGGTTCTACAAGTTCATTTGATGCTACTCAAAATTTAATTGAACCCGATGTATTTTTTGTAAATGTAGTAGAAGGAGGAAGTGGTGATAATGATCCTACAGATACTGCGGGCAGATATACTAAAGGAGGTAACATGTTTATAGCAGATAATGGTGAAATTTACATATATTCGTAATTTTTTAAAAAATTTAGTTATGGGTTTTAAAGCAAATAGTTTACAAGTTCAAAAAGATAATAGAAAACAAACTTCTACTACTGAAGATCTATTATTAAATAAAAAAGATTTAGAGTTCTTATTAAGTTTAGTTAAAAATTCTACCTTTAAAGGGGAACAAATAGAATTAATCTATAATTTAACTTCTAAACTTCAAAAAGCGTATTTAGAAATAAATTAATATTTATATTTGATATTATTGGCCCTTAAGGGAAGTGGACAGGCAAACCTGTAACCAACCATAATAGAGTATATATGCCAAACTGGAAAAAAGTCATTGTTAGTGGCTCCGCCGCTAATCTATCTACACTTACAATAGATAATAACACTACAGGTGATTCTTTGTTATTAACTACTACAGAAAATTCTTCTACAGCTGCACCTGTAATTACTCTTAAAAGAAATTCTACTTCCCCCGCAGATTCTGATTATTTAGGTCAAATAAAATTTAAAGGAGAAAATGATGCTGATCAAGAAATAGTATACGCTAAAATAACTGGTAAGATTCAGGATGCTAGTGATGGTTCAGAAGATGGTCTTATTGAAATTACAAATAAAAAGGCAGGTTCTAATAATATAGGAGTTAGAATAAAGTCTGATAAAGTTCAGTTACTTAATGGTACAACCTTAGAAGTAAATGGGCAAGTATCGGCTTCGGCCTATATTGGAGATGGTTCAGGACTAACAGGTATAAATACTAGTGCTGTAGGATATAGTAATGATATTACTTTATCTGCTGATTATACAACAGCAGCTAATTCTTACAATTCCCTTTATGGACCCTTAACAGTAGCTAATGGTACTAACATCACCGTTACTGCAGGATCATCTTTAAAAATAGAAGCCTTTTAAATAAAAATAAATATTTATATACATGAGTACTTTAAAAGTTAATACTATAACCCCCATATCTGGAGATACCGTTAATGTAGATGGTGATTTAACAGTAGGAGGATCACCAGTTTCAGGATTTCCATTTACAGGATCAGCTGCTATTTCAGGATCATTTTTAGTAACAGGTAGTTCAACTCTAGCAGTAAGAGTAAGTGGTAGTACAGCATTAACAGGAAGTATCCTAGTTAGTGGCAGTACAGTATTATCAGGAAGTATATTTCAAAGTGGAAGTAATAATATAACTGGTTCTCAAAAAGTATCGGGTTCATTATTATTAACTGGTAGTAGTGCATTAGCATTAAGAGTTAGTGGTAGTACTGCATTAACAGGTAGTTTATTTGTAAGTGGAACAGTAAGTGGTTCATTTATAGGTGATGGTTCTAGTCTAACAGGCATTTCGGGTTATACTGTAGCAAATTCTGCTAATAATAGAGTAATTACATCAGTAGATGCTACTAATGCAAATGCTGAAGCAAATCTAACATTTGATGGTACTAAGTTAGGTGTTACAGGTAATGTGTCTGCAAGTGCTGGGTTTAGTGGTTCATTCCAAGGTGATGGTTCGGGTCTAACAGATTTAGCTGGTGGAGGTCCGTTTGCACAAACTGGATCCTTTTATGCTACTTCAAATAATATTCAAATAACAGGATCATTAAATGCCACTTCTGTTACAGAAACATCAGCTTTAAGATATAAAAAATATGTTAAACCCTTAAGATCTCAATCTGATAATATATATAAATTAAGACCTGTACATTTTAAATGGAAAGATGATAATAGAGGAGATATAGGTTTAATAGCAGAAGAAGTAGGAGAAATATATCCTGAATTAGTTTCAATAGGTGTTGATGGTAATGCGGAGGGAATAAGCTATACTAAATTAACAGCAGTTCTTATTAAAACAATTCAAGAATTATCTGCTCGTATAGATAAATTAGAAAATAAAAATTAAATTAAATTAAGTTATGGAAAAACAACAAACAAAAGTAACCAAAGAAGAATTACAACAAATTGCTAAATTTCAAGAAAGTATTCAAGAAATTACTTTAAAGTTAGGACAATTAGCTTTAAAAAAACTTAATGTTGAAAAAGAAGAAGAATATTTAGATGTAGAATATAGTAAACTTCTTCAAGAAGAAAATCAATTAGGAGACAATTTAAAAGAAAAATACGGAGAAGCACAAATTAACTTAAAAACAGGTGATATTATATATCCTTAATAATGTTTTTATAAGTCTTCTGCATATTTATCACTGATAAAATAACTAGAATAAAATGGCTGAAACTCTATTATCCCCAGGTGTATTAACTCGTGAAAACGACCAAACACTAATTACACAAGGTCCAATATCAGCAGGTGCTGCAATTTTAGGTCCTACAGTAAAAGGTCCTGTTAATATTCCAACACTCGTTAGCTCATATAGCGACTACAAAAGCAAATTTGGTGGTGCATTTGAAAGTGCAAGTATTTCATATGAATACTTAACTTCAATCGCTACTTATAACTACTTCCAACAAGGAGGAGAATCTATATTAGTAACTAGAATTGTTTCTGGTACTTATTTACCAGCAACAGCAACTCCGGCTGCACTAGGTACACATTCTTTAGATTATAAAACTGGATCCTTTACTTTAGAAACTATTTCTCAAGGAGATCTTATGAACAACTCAGGTAGTGTTACTACTAGTGGTTCATTAGTAACGGGATCAGGAGATAACATTCGCTATGAAGTAGCAAGTCTAGATTCAGGAAGTGGGCAATTTAGTTTATTAATTAGAAGAGGAGACGATAATTCCAAAAACAAGTCAATCTTAGAAAATTGGAATGATTTATCATTAGATCCTAATTCAACAAATTATATTGAATCTGTAATTGGTAATCAAGCCCAAAACTTCGATACAGACAGTGATGGAAACAGATTTATTCAAATAACTGGATCTTACGTTAACAACAGCCGCTACGTAAGAGTATCTTCAGTTATAAACCCAACATTAAATTACCTAGATAATGATGGTAATTTCAAATCAGAATATACTTCTTCATTACCTAAAGTAGGTAGTGGTTCAATAAATGCTCCTCAAAGTGAAGGGGCCTTTAGTGGTGCTAAAGGAGCAATATTTGGTCTTGGTTCAGGAGCACAAAAATTAAAAATGTTTGAAGAAATTGATGTTGCTTCAATTCAAGGTGTAGTTGCTTCTAACTACACATCATCAATAGCTTTATTAGAGAATAAAGACGAATATGATTTTGAAGTAATTACCGCTCCTGGTGTTACAATTCAAAATGGATCTGTAGCAACAAACACATTAATTACAACAGTAGCTGAAAGAGGAGACGCAATTGCTGTAATTGATACAAGAAATTATGGTGCCACTGTAAATCAAGCACTAACATCAGCAGGAACAGTTGATTCAAGTTATGCTGCAACATACTGGCCTTGGGTTCAGGTATTATCACCTGAAACAAATAAACTAGTATTTGTACCAGCTTCAACATTAATCCCTGCAGTATATGCAACAAATGATAGATTAGGAGCTGAATGGTTCGCACCCGCTGGATTCAATAGAGGTGGTGTAGGTGGTGCTATTCAAGCAGAAAGAAAATTACCTCCAGGAGATAGAGATAAACTATATGCTGGTAAAGTAAACCCTATTGCATCATTCCCAGGACAAGGACCAGTAATATTTGGTCAGAAAACACTTCAAACTAAATCAACAGCTCTAGATAGAGTAAATGTTCGTAGATTATTAATTGAAGTAAAAAGAGTAATTGGACAAATTGGAGAAGGATTGTTATTTGAACAAAATACCGCTGCTACAAGAGGTAGATTCTTAAACCAAGTAAATCCATTCCTAGAATCAATTCAACAAAGACAAGGTATATTTGCCTTTAGAGTTGTAATGGATGATACTAATAATACGCCTGACGTAATTGATAGAAACCAATTGGTAGGACAAATATTTATTCAACCAACAAGAACGGCTGAATTTATAGTACTAGACTTTAATGTTACACCAACTGGAGTAGAAATTTAAAAAGGCAATATTTATAATAAACATAAAATAAAATGGCAGTAAAAGATCCCAACGAAATAATGTTCACCGCCTTTGAACCAAAGGTACAAAACAGGTTTATCATGTTCATTGATGGTGTTCCATCATATCTGATAAAGAACGCTAGTGCGCCTGGATTTGAAGCTGGTGAAATCATATTAGACCACATTAATGTATACCGTAAAGTAAAAGGTAAAGTAAGATGGAATGATATGACACTAGGATTATATGATCCTGTAACCCCATCAGGAGCTCAAGCCGTAATGGAATGGGCAAGACTAGCACACGAAAGTGTAACAGGACGTGATGGATATTCAGATTTCTATAAAAAAGATCTACAACTAGATATATTAGGTCCTGTAGGAGACGTGGTTTCTCAATGGATAATCAAAGGTGCCTATTGTAAAACTGCCACATTCGGTGAATATGACTGGAGCGCTGAAGCTGCCGTTGATTTAAGTATTACCATTGCAATGGATTATTGTATATTAAACTTCTAAAATACCCCAACCCTCCATACCCTGAATTAGGTGTTCCTTTTGGAACACCTTTTTCTTTTTTATATATTTATATCCACAAATAAGTTATTTATAGTATGGAAGAACAAGTTACAGAAAACAAATTTAAATTCCCAACTGAAATTGTCGATTTGCCCTCTAAAGGATTAATATATCCTAAGGATAATCCATTATCTTCAGGTAAAGTGGAAATGAAATATATGACTGCTAAGGAAGAAGATATTCTTACTAATCAAAATTATATTTCAAAAGGTATCGTATTAGATAAATTAATTGAATCATTAATTGTATCTAAAATAAATGTTAATGATATTATTATTGGAGACAAAAATGCCTTATTAATTGCCTCTCGTGTATTAGGTTATGGTAAAGATTATACCTTTAGAGCTTATAATTCAGATACGAAACAAATTGAAGATTTTAATGTTGATTTAACAACTTTAAAAGATAAATTATTAGATTCTAAAAATTTAATTGAAGAAGGTGTTAATAATTTTAGTTTTACTTTACCAACTTCTAATGTTTTAATTACTTATAAGATTTTAACACACGGAGACGAGAAAAAAATTGAGAGAGAAATTCAAGGTTTACAAAAAATTAATAAAGATAGTATACCTGAAATATCAACTCGTTTAAAATACTTAATAACATCAGTAGATGGTGATTCTGAAAAAAAATCAATTAGAGAA